GTCAACAACGGTCCTCGCCCCGCCAAGCCTAGTGCAGCAGGTCGCGTCTCCACAACAACTGAAAGTACACGCGCAAAACAGCGTCTTGCAAAGTCAGGTCGCGTCAATGACGCTGCCTCCGCAATAGAACTTCTTTTGAAATAGGACACTCAAATGGCAATCGTAACCAACACATTCACCACATTTGATGCGAAGGGTATCCGCGAGGACTTATCCAACATCATCACTAACATCGCTCCCGAAGAGACTCCTTACATGAGCAACATCGGTCGTGAGTCAATCAGCAACTCATTGTTTGAGTGGCAGACTGACACATTGGCTTCTGCTGCTGCTAACAAGCAGTTAGAGGGCGACGATGTAACTTCTTTCGATAGCGTTACTGCTACTGTGCGTTTGCAAAACTACGCTCAGATCAGCCGTAAAACAATCGTCTTGTCTGCAACTGAAGAGACCGTCAACAAGGCTGGTCGTCGCTCTGAATTGGCATACCAAATTGCCAAGCGTAGCGCTGAGTTGAAGCGTGACCAAGAGTTCTCCATGTTGAACGGTGCTGTCGCTGCTGCTGGCAACACTACAACAGCTCGTGGTACTGCTTCTTTGCAAGCCTTCATCAAGACTAACTACGATATGCAGACCAACGGTGCTAACCCATCGTATACAACTGTGCCTACTGGCGCTCGTAGCGACGGCAATGTGCGTACCTTTACAGAGACCATCTTGAAGAATGTTATTCAACAAGTTTGGACTGCTGGTGGCACACCAAAAATCTTGATGACTGGTCCAGTCAACAAGCAGCGCGTGTCTGGCTTCTCTGGTATCGCATCTTCACGCTTCAACATTGATGGCGGTGCTCGTCCTGCAACCATCATTGGCGCAGCAGACATCTATGTGTCTGACTTCGGCAATGTGCAAGTCGTGCCTAACCGCTTCCAGCGTGAGCGTGACGCATTCGTGATCGATCCAGATTACGCAAAAGTCACAACCCTGCGTCCTTACCAACAAGTTGAGTTGGCAAAGACTGGCGACGCTGAAAAGCGTATGCTGATCGTTGAGTGGGGTCACAAAGTGTTGGCAGAGAATGCCCACGGCATTGCTGCTGACTTGATCACATCTTGATCTAACTAGCGAAGGGTCTGGGGCAACTCAGACCCTTTTTTACATGAGCGAAAAAAGACTATTCAGCACAGACGAAGAACAGGGGATAACCCGTTACTTCCACTTTGACGACGAGACAGGACAAGCAACGATTCAGACACAGCAAGATGTGACTGCGATCATTGAAGAGAATAAGCAAGAGTACGCACAAGTTGATGAGCGTGCTCGGTGGGGCGAGTGGAGCAGAGTCGCCAGCATCCCGATGTCTATCTACTTTCAGCTCAAGGCTGAGGGTAAGTTGGACGATCAGGCTTACATGAAAAAATGGATTAACGATCCAGAAAACAAGTATTTCAGAACAAGATCAGGAAAAGTATGACCCAAAACTACATTGCAGTCTGCACACCAGCGCGTGACATGGTTCACGCAAATTATGCTTTTTGCATAACCAACATGGTGGCGCACCACACTATCAACACGACTGATGCCGTGTCCTTGAAGATTATGCAAGGAACACTTATCCAGACACAGCGTGCTGACTTGTGTTTAGACGCAATGGCTGAGGGTTGTACGCATATCTTGTTTGTGGACTCGGACATGACCTTCCCGCAAGACATGATCGAGAGGCTTTTGAAGCACGACTTAGATATCGTGGCAACGAACTGTGCAAGACGCAGACTGCCCACAGGACCAACTGCCCAGCGCTATGACGAGAATGGTGAGCGCGTGCTCATCTACACAATGCCAGACTCCACAGGGATTGAGGAAGTCGGCTCTATCGGTATGGGCGTAATGCTCATCAAGCGCAGAGTCTTTGAGCGTTTGAGTGAACCTTGGTTTGAGACTCCTTGGCGTACTGAGAAGCGCGGTTATGTTGGTGAGGATGTTTTCTTCTGTCGTAAAGCACAGGCTGCTGGCTTTAAAATCTACATAGACCACGATGTGTCGAAGGAAATCGGACACATTGGGACTTTTGAATTCAAGCACGATCACACTTGGGTGATGCGCGACTTGGAGAAAGCAGAAAAGGCTGAAGATGGCGCTAACAACATATGCTGAGTTAAAGACATCTGTCGGGGACTGGCTTAATCGCTCAGACCTGACTACTGCCATTCCTGACTTTATTAGTTTGGCAGAGGCTCAGATCGAGCGTAATCTGCGCACTAGGCAGATGATCGTTCGATCTACGGCAACCATTGATACAGGATACGCAGCCGTACCAGCAGACTTCCTTGAGGTTAAGTCCTTCAAGTTAAACACTAACCCCCCAACACCGTTGCAGTTTGAGACCATTGACTCAATGGACAACCTGTCAACCATCTACACATCGTCCACTAAGCCAGCGTATTTCAGCGTGGTGGGTGGACAGTTTCGCTTTGTGCCGATACCAGACACTTCGTATACGGGTGAACTCACCTATTACGCAAAGTTGAGTAAGTTATCAAGCACGAACACAACAAACTGGTTATTGACTGCTGCACCTGATGTTTATCTCTATGGCGCTCTCATGCAAGCAGCACCGTATCTGCAAGATGATGCGAGAATTGCTACATGGGCATCGCTCTACAAGACGGGTCTTGAAGAGGTCAAACAAGCCGATGACCGTGGCGCTACATCTGGTGGCACTCTAATCACACGCGCAAGAACTTTGGGATAAGGGCAAGATATGTCATCTTTTAGCGACTACACCGAGAACCTAGTTCTCAACTATCTACTAACCACTAACTCTGTAACCCGTCCAACTGCTTGGTATGTTGGATTGTTTACGGCTGCCCCGTCTGATACGGGTGGCGGTACTGAGGTCTCTGGTAGTTCTTACGCTCGCGTTGCTACTGGAAGTATCACGGTCTCAGGCACAGACACAACCGCAACAAATGCAGCAGCCATTGAGTTTGCAGCATCAAGCGGAACATGGGGTTCTATCGGTTGGGCAGCAATCTTTGATGCGTCTACTGGTGGCAATATGCTTGCATGGGCAGCATTGACCACAGCACGCACCATCAATAGTGGTGATGTCTTTCGCATCCCTGCTGGTAGCTTAACAGTCACCCTGACCTAATCATGGCAGCATACGGCTCTGGACCATACGGGCAGGGCAAGTACTCCTACGGGGTAAGCCTTGGCGCGTTTGCAGTTACCGCAACCAGCACCGTTGCTGTTGCTGGCACTCGCGTCTGCATTGGCGCGTTTTCTCCTTCCGACACAAGCACAGTCGTCATTGATGGCGTAAGGGTTGCATTCGCATCCCTGTCGATACTCGATGCGATGGTGATGACGGTTGACGGCAACATCATCACTAGCGGTGCTTTTGATATTGTTGCTGGTAGCGAACTTATCATTAACGGTGGATTAGTCATTAGTGGGGCGTTTGAAATTTCGTGCAATTCTTTGATGTCGGTTTCTGGCGCAAAAAAATGGGAAAATCTAGAAGACACATCGGAAACATGGGACGCAATCTCAGACACTCCAGAGACTTGGACACCAATCTCCGATAACAGTAATTCTTGGCAAATTGCCGCATGAGGTGAAATATGGCAAACACTAAGCGACTAACTCAGCAACGGCTAAAGGAAGTGCTGAACTATGACGCTGAGTCTGGCATATTTACATGGGCGAAAAACAGAACTAAAGCATCAAAGGGAAGAATTGCTGGTGGCATCAATGGATATGGATATTTAGTGATTTGTATAGATGGAGTTAGACATCATGCCCACAGGCTTGCTTGGATGTATATATATGGTTTTTGTCCAAATGAGGTTGATCATCAAAACCATGTTAGGACTGATAATAGGCTTATCAATCTTCGAGCAACTGATAGATCGGGAAATGCTCGTAACATTTCAATGCCGATGAATAATAAGTCTGGCGTTATTGGAGTTTCTTGGACTAAAAGACTTGGTAAAAGAAACGACAAATGGGAAGTTAGAGCTTGTGGAAAGTTTTTAGGATATTTTGATGACTTTTTTGAAGCTGTTTGTAAGAGAAAATCAGCAGAACTTCAATTTGGGTTTCACCCTAATCATGGAATTTAATGGAGATTCGTAATGGCTGACTCAACAACATCCAACCTTTTACTTACTAAGCCCGAAGTTGGGGCTAGTACTGACTCGTGGGGGACAAAACTAAATTCAGACCTAGACCTCATCGACGCTCTGTTTGATACTGGTCCAGTCCTAAAGATTGCTAAAGGCGGTACAGGAGCTGCAACGCTTGCAGGTGCAAACATTCCCGTGACAAATGTGGCAAACACATTTACAGCCTTGCAGACCTTTGCTGGAAGTTCATCTGTTGCAGATTTAAAGACTTCTAATATTTTGGAAGTTGCTACTGTCTCTGCAACTGCGGCAACAGGCACGATCAACTACGATGTAACAACTCAATCGGTTCTGTACTACACCACTAACGCTAGTGGAAACTTCACAGTTAACTTCAGAGGCTCTAGCGGTACATCACTCAATACCATCATGGCAACAGGCGAGTCTTTGTCTGCTACCTTCTTGGTGACCAATGGCTCTACCGCTTACTACAACTCTGCTGTTCAAGTAGATGGCTCTTCTGTCACTCCTAAGTGGCAAGGTGGTTCTGCGCCTACTTCTGGCAACGCTAGTTCTGTTGATAGTTACACTTATGTAGTGGTTAAAACGGCAAGTGCAACCTTTACTGTTTTGGCTTCTGTTACCAAGTTCGCATAAGGACAAAAGATGCCTCGCTTATCCAAGATTGGAGCCGCCGCACTAGCCGCCTTTGGGTGGACAGGACTATCGTCTGTTACTGCATCCTACCTTGTCGTTGCTGGAGGTGGTTCGGGTGGCTATGGAGGCGGCGGTGGCGGTGCTGGAGGATTTTTAACAAGCACTACATCTCTTAACCCAACTCAGTCATACACAGTAACAGTAGGCGCTGGTGGCGCAGGAGTTGGTTCTGCAAGTGGCAATGCAGGAGGAAATTCAGTATTTAATTCTATAACTGCCAATGGCGGTGGTTTTGGTGCTACCTACAATGTTGTTGGTGGCTCTGGTGGTTCTGGTGGTGGCGGTGGTGCAAACAATAAAGCGGGTGGTACAGGCACTTCTGGACAGGGAAATAATGGTGGTGCTGGCGGTGCAGATGTTGCTGTTTATAGTGCTGGCGGCGGCGGTGGTGCAAGCGCAGTAGGCGGAACAGGGAATAGTGCTGGTGCGGCTGGCAGTGGTGGTGCTGGTACAGCATCTAGCATATCTGGCTCTTCAGTTACATACGCTGGCGGAGGCGGTGGAAGTAACGCAAATGGCGCTGGTGGAACTGCTGGAAGTGGGGGCGCAGGTGGCGGTGGAGCAGGTAGCGTAACTGGAAGCGGAACTGCTGGTACTGCAAATTTAGGCGGTGGTGGCGGTGGTGCTTGGGCTGGTGGCGGTGGTTCTTCTGGCAATGGCGGTTCTGGCATCGTCATCATTTCATACACAAGCGCAACACAATTATTTGGTGGTGGAACTGTTACCCAGTCAGGCGGTAACTTCATTCACACATTCACATCTTCTGGCGCACTTAGCCCTTTGTCATCTGTAACAGCAAGTTACTTGGTAGTGGCTGGTGGTGCGGGTGGTGGTGGTGCGGCATTTAATTCAACATCTGGTGGCGGTGGAGGTGCTGGTGGTTTGCTTACTGGCTCTGGTTTAGCCCTTGATTCCAATTCAATTTACACAGTCACAGTAGGTGGCGGTGGTGCTGGCGGGGCAACTGGAAGCAACAATGGCGTTGCTGGCAGTAACTCTATATTTAGTGGATACGCAACAACTGCTGTTGGTGGTGGATTTGGTGCAAATGGTGGCAATACAAATGGCGGTAATGGTGGCTCTGGCGGTGGCGCAACTGGCTCTGGAACTGCTGGTACTGGCACATCTGGTCAGGGTAATGCGGGTAGCGTAGCAAGTGGCATTGGCGGTTTAGGTGCTGGCGGTGGCGCTGGTGCGGTTGGTGGCGTTTCTGTAGGAACAACTGGTGGAACTGGCGGTGTCGGTGTAGCATCATCAATATCTGGTTCTAGTGTTTTTTACGCTGGTGGAGGCGGTGGTGCTGGTGACGTTACTGGTGGTGCTGGTGGCAATGGTGGTGGCGGTGCTGGTCGAAGTGGAGGCGGTGCTGGAACATCTGCTACCACAAATACTGGTGGCGGTGGCGGTGGTGCGGGCGGTAATGGTGGTTCTGGTGCTGGTGGCTCTGGCGGCTCTGGCGTTGTAATCATCTCTTACGCTGGCTCACAAGTGTTTACTGGTGGAACAGTCACATCTTCTGGTGGAAACACTATTCACACATTTACTTCTAGCGGGTCTTTAGTCCCTGCTTATGGCGTTGAATATTTGGTTGTTGGTGGCGGTGGCGGTGGTGGGTCTAATGGTGGCGGTGGCGGTGGCGCTGGTGGCTATCGCACAGCAAGTGGATTTATATTAGCTAAAGGCACTTCCTATACAGTCACAGTCGGTGCTGGCGGTGCTATAAATACTCCTTCTAATCGAGGAAGTGTTGGCGGGGACTCCGTATTTAGTACCATTACCTCTAATGGTGGCGGTGGCGGTGGTGGTGATGCACAAAGGACTGGTGGCGCAAACGGGAATGCTTCTGGCGGTGGCGGTCAAGGAAACTCTGGCGGTACTGGCGCTGCTGGCGGTACTTATGGAAATGCTGGCGGTAATGGTTATGGCGGTTCGCCATTTACAGGCGGTGGTGGCGGTGGTGCATCTGCCGCAGGAGCAAATTCAGTTGTAGGTTCTGGCGGTAACGGGGGTAATGGAACTGCATCATCAATAACTGGCTCATCAGTTACTTATGCTGGTGGTGGCGGGGGTACTTCTGGAGATACTGGAACTGCTGGCTCTGGTGGTACAGGCGGTGGTGGCGGTGGCGCTCCCCCGTTAAGCGCAGGTACAGCCAACACAGGCGGTGGCGGTGGCGGTGGGGATGGTTCTGGCGGCGCTGGGGCGGCTGGTGGCTCTGGTGTTGTCATCTTGTCTATTCCAACTGCCAAATACACAGGCACAACCACAGGAAGCCCAACTGTCACGACAAGCGGTTCAAACACAATTCTGACTTACACAAGTTCAGGCACATACACGGCATAAGGAGAAACAAATGTCACACTTTGCAAAAGTAGAAAACGGGTTAGTAGTCCAAGTTATAGTCGCTGAACAGGATGTCATTGACTCTGGCATCTTTGGTCACGGATGGGTGCAAACCTCATACAACACGCATGGCGGTCAACACGCTAATGGCAATACACCTTTGCGTAAGAACTACGCTGGTATTGGCTACACCTATGACAGCACTAGAGATGCTTTCATACCTCCACAACCATATCCATCATGGGCTATGAGCGAGGAGACTTGCCTATGGTCTGCGCCAACTCCAATGCCTACTGACGGCAAGCGTTATTCTTGGGATGAGGCTACATTGGCATGGGTTGAGGTGACAGCGTGACAACAGATCACACAACTGAAGGCGCTGCTGCAATCGTTGCCAAGGTAGCACCTCCAGTTACTGTATCCCTTGCGACTGTCGCTGGCTATCAGGTCAGCGAGATATTGATATGGGCGACTCTGATCTACACCGTCTTGATGATCTGCCATAAGTGCTACCAAATTTATAAAGAGGTGAAGCATTGACCCTTTCAGTCTCCTCTTATTGGCACAAGGCGCTGTCAGCGCTATCAAGCAGGGGTGCGACTTTCTACACCAAGGTCGTATTCAGCTTGAGTCTGCTAAGAAGACTGCCGAGGGAGTCTTGGACGATGTTAAGGCAATCAAGAATATTTTTAGTTGGTTTATCGGACTATTCGCACCTAAAGAAAAGACTGTCAACGATACGGCAAAGCCTGTGGCGAAAGCGCCAGCCAAGCCAGCAGCCAAAGCAAGACCAGCCACACAATCCTACGAACAACTAGAACTAAATCTAATCAAGGACATTGGTGAAAATCTTGGATTGCTCTTTGACACACAACAGCAGATTAACAACTACTACATAGAACTGGAAGAGACAAGCAAGACTAACTATGACCCAAGTCAGAACACCAGCAAGAAAGCAATCGAGAGGGTATTAGTTCAGTTACAAATGGAAAAGTTGCTAGAACAGGTAAGAGAGGCAATGGTCTACGCGCCAGCAGAGTTGAAGGATTTGTACAGCAGATTTTTGGTAATGTACGGCAAGATCGAGCAAGAGCAGTCATGGGCGAGGTCAGAGATGATAAGGAAGGCTCGAATTGCTAGATGGAAACAAGAAGAAGAGGAGATTCACCAGATTGAGAAGATAAGTAGTTTTGTCGCTGTTGGGTTTATTTCATTGATCTTTGGATGGCTAATGTGGCAACTGTCAAACTTATCTGGTGGGTTCTAATTGCCGTGATGCTGTGTATTGTTGTGGGTGTAACCTCAATGGCGTATGTAGAGACTTTGTATATGCGAGCGCAGTTAAAACAGGAAATCAAGGAGTTGCGTAAACTCAAACGAGAACTCAAGGAAAGCAAATGAATGACTTACTCAATCTTCTCAAGGGTGTCGCACCCACGCTGGCAATGGCTGTCGCTGGTCCTATGGGTGGCGCTGCTGTTACCGCTTTGGCTAGTAAGTTTGGCGTGTCTGATTCTGTTGATGCCGTTGCAAAGGCTATTGCTGGCGATCCAAAGGCTGCTGAAAAGATAGCAGAGCTTGAGCTGGAGATGGCGAAGATTGATGCCGCCAATACTGCCGACGCAAGGAAGATGAACTCAGAGATACAGAACTCTGCCACAGCGTCTTGGTTAGCAAAGAACATTGCCTATGTCATAGACACATCAATCATTGCTGGCGCTCTCACCATGACCTTTGTGGTGTTTATTATTGGCGTACCAGAGCAAAACAAGTCAATGGCTTTCACTGCTTTAGGTTCATTGTGGACATTAACGGGAACGGTAGTTAACTTCCATCGCGGTAGTTCTGCTGGTAGTAAGGCAAAAACTGAAGAGATGATGAAAGGTGTTAAATGATTGAATTCTTAAAGCAACTAATGCTGACTAAGGCGAACCGTCCTAGTCCGACGGTGGAAGAGGTCGAGGTTCAAGTCTGGGCTTTCGTCGTCAAGTCGATCACCATCATGGTGCTTGGCATTGCGTTTGGTGTCTTGTACCTGATCGGGTTTGAGAAGCAAGACCCAGAACTCGCACCGATTGACGGTGTATTCCTTGAAATCTTGAAAGCCATTGCGTTCATGGGTGTCGGAACTATGGGCGGTATCTCAGGACGCAAGGCATCAACTGCCATTGCAAAAGCCATTGTGGGAGAAGACGATGCAACTAAGTGAACACTTCAGTCTTGAGGAG